TGCCCGGCGCATAAAAAAATAACCGGATCACCATCGGTGATCCGGTTATTGGCACACTCAGACTCCCCAAAACCGAACCCTGTCACATTTTCTGTGGCGGGGCTTTTTTCGACCCTGAAAGTCTTGGTTTTGCAAGAGGTTAGATTATATGCGGTAGTAATTTTATATCCGTCTGGTTCATCCCATACGGTCACAGAATTGACTAGAAGATCAATGAGCCGTCTTCTGAAATTCTCGTCTTCAATGTTTCCGCATTTGAATTGACTCAGCCAGAAAACGATTTGATCGCGGTCAATGCGGTAAACGTACTTTTCCTCTGATTTGATTTCTTTGTTGATGGTCTTTTTCTCGTGCTCGAGTTGTACGAGACGATTCATCAATGTTTCGGAGGCGATTCCTTTTTCGATAGCTGTTGTGATATTGGCTATAGATTTTTCGATTTCAGATAACTGCTCGGTCAACTGAGGGATACGAGTTTCGTTGACCATATCTTGCTCACTTTGTTTGATCGCCATATCTGCAATTTCATCAATGAGCTGATCGGTTAAAAGCTCGAACGCACTTCGCGCCACAATCTCTTCAATGTAATCTTTTCTAAGAGGGCGTTTTTCGCATCCGAGTCTGCGCTTCTTTGTGTAGCAAGAATAATAATGATAAGTTTTGCCACTTCGCCCAACACCGCTCTCGCCGTTCATAGAAGCCCCACAATGGCCGCAGAACAGCTTTCCCGACAAGAGGTAATCCACCTTGGCCTTGCCCCTTGCGGGGGCAGTAGCGGTCTTAGAAAGCCGTCTCTGGACGGCATCGAAAAGTTCCCGGTCGATGATAGCGGGAACACCGTTTTCTATGCGAATGTCCTTGTAAGTATAAGTACCGATGTAGCGGACGTTTTGGAACATCACCTTAAAGCTACTGCGGTTGAATTCAGTATTTTTTGCGGTTTTATATCCTGCCGCATTGAATTTTCGAGCAATTTCCGCAACACTTACCCCATTGGCGTAGAGTGCAAAGGCTTCCTGCACAATATGGGCGGCATCTGGGTTTACGACCAGCTTATGATTTTCAATTTTATACCCGAGTGGAACGTGTCCCCCGACACTATGGCACTTCAAAGCGGATTCACGCATACCTCGCGTGACTTTTTGCGATAACTCAGCAGAAAAGAATTCGGCCATGCCTTCCAGCACCGATTCTAAAAGAATACTTTCTGGGTTGTCGGATAGGTGCTCTGTGGCAGACAGAACCTTTACCCCGTTCTTACGCAAGCGCATTTTCATGATAGCACTGTCGTTACGATTACGCGAAAAGCGGTCAAGTTTCCAGACAACGACGTAATCCCATCTTTGCTTCGCACTGTCCGCAATCATTTCCATAAGGTGAATGCGTTTCTCTACATCTTTTCGAGCCGTAGTCGCTCGGTCGATGTAAATTGCCACAATCCGATAGTGATTTGCTTTGCAAAAAGCGCGGCAATCCCGAAGCTGTCCTTCAATAGACTGATCGCTTTGACCGGAGGAACTGTAGCGGAGATAAAGTGCCACATCGTGATCGCCGTTGTAAAGAGTGAAAGGGTCTTCTTCAAATTGCGAGATTTCTTCTTTTGTTAAAGTGGAGAGATCAATCGGAAATTTCATAGTATTTGTCTCCATTCGTAAAAGCTAATAATCTTATCCGACAACAGCCGGTTCTTGATTTTCCTTTTTTTCTTTCTGCGTTCTGTCAAATTCATTCATTGCTAGCTGAATGATTCTCAGCTTTCCTTCTCCGTCGCACATACTGAAATACTTCAACAGCTTTTTCTCATACACCGTGTTTTCAGGAATGATCGGCTCATCGATAAGTTCTTCCATCGGAATATCTAGGAATTCCGCGATTTTAGAAAGGCGCTTCATGTATGAGTTACTTTGCCCGTTTTTCCAGTTTGTAAACATTTGCTGGTTTACACCAAGGTAATCGCACAGCTCCTTCTGGTCTAATTCTTTGTAGTTCATGCACGCGATAATGTGGTCGAGGATTTTTTGTTCTTCCTCTGTTCTTTTTACTTTACGGCTAACCATATTTACACCTCTCAGCAAAAAATAAATAAATTCGTTGATTTCCTATTGACATCAACAGAAATTGTTGATATACTCTGATCGTGAACAAGAGATTTTGACAACAAAAACCCGACCCCCGAAAGGTCTTCTTTTTCGGCGGTTGCTGTGGCGAATGGTTTAATTGTCTGGCAGATTGATTGTACCATTGCGCCCCTCGATTGTCAACAAATATTGTTCACAATACTAAGAAAGGAGCGATTTTGTGGAAGAACGTGACCAGATTCGCTACCGGCTGAGTGTTAATCACCTGTCGTTTACATGGCTGATTAATATGCTCGGAAAGCGCGGCATTAAAACAACCGCACCGGTTATGAGCGGAATTGTAGCCGGTACTCGTAGCGGGCCGTTTGTGGACAAGATCATCACTGAGTCTCTTGTCATTCTGGACTGGTACGAAAAACAGATCGGCAGCAAATCATGAATAGCTCATTTATCCCGGAAGTCCGGGGACAAGCTAAAGCATTCAGCTCACTCTTGGCTAGGTCAGTTCGAGAGTATTTCAAGGACGAAGACAACCGCAAGAAATTTGAGAGCTGGTACGAACAGAAATACGGAAAACCCTACGAGTGGGTTCACATCGAAGCGTCTAAATTGAAAAGGAGATTTTAACTATGGCTACTACTAAGAAAGAAACCGAGATTATCGCTATCCCCGCTATTGACATTCGCAACGCCACCATCACCCTCAAAGGTGATAGCCCCCTGATTGTTCATAAGTGGAGCGAGAAAGCCAAGAAGATGATGCTGGATAAGCAGATGAAGGTCGCTACCACGAAAGGTCATGACGCGAAAGACCCGTTTGCCGATTTCGTAGATACTATCTATTTCCTTTCTGGCAAGCCCGAGAGAGCAACCCCGGAAGTGTTTGAGGAAGCTCTTTCAAACGGGGCACGGTTCGGCTTCCCCTCTGTCGGTGTCAAGGCTTCTGCGGTGTCTGCTGGCTTCCGTGCTGGTGTAACCAAGAACCTCGTCAGCATGAATGGCGCTTTCCATATTGACGAGGAATATGTCGAAATCAAGGGCGTTCCTCAAATCAGAGAAGACATGGTTCGTGTCGGCATGGGTACTGCCGATATTCGTTACCGTGCGGAGTTCCCTGAATGGTCTACCACTTTCATTGTCAAATACAACGCTGGCGTAATTTCTCTGGCACAGCTTTGCAACCTCTTTAACCTTGGCGGGTTTGCCGTTGGCATTGGTGAATGGCGACCTGAAAAGGGCGGCACCTACGGACGCTATCATGTGTGCTGAGTAGGGCAGGCTTGCTAAGGCTCGGTATGTTTTGTCAGGTCAAGGCGTGTTGTGGCAGGCAAGGTTTGGTATGTTCTGTTTTGTTCAGGTGAGTTGAGGTTTGGCAGGCCAAGGTACGGCAGGCTTGGTGAGGCGCGTTCGGGCGTGGCAGGTAGGGTACGGCGTAGTTGGTTAAGGCATGGTTCTGCGAGTCGAATTATGGCAGACAAGGTTAGGTATGTTGCGTTCAGGTCTGTTATGTTGCGGTACGGCAGGCAAGGTTAGGCGGGGTGCGTTCCTGTAAGGTCTGTTTCGCTGGGGCATGGCAGGTGGGGCTGGTTCAGGTGTCGCAAGCCGGGTCGCTGTGGGTCAAGGTATCTTTCGTGAAAGGGGGTAAATACATGGTTTATCAATGGAAACCGCTGGCGTGTGTAAAAGCAAACGCTCAGGCGGTCGGGGAGCAGATGGAACAGCTCGAAGCCAGAAGCGGGTTGACTCCAAAAAGTCTGCTTGACGCAAACCGAGAAGAAGGTTCTCCCCTTCACGGTGAGTTTGAGTGGAATGACGGTATTGCTGCTGAGAAGTATCGGGAAAATCAAGCGGCATATTTCATTCGCCAAATCACGGTCAAGGAAGAACGTGCTTCCGGTGAGCAAATCTTGGTTAGGGCATTTGTGAACGTGGGAACAAATGACGGTCGCCGCTATTTAGGTCTGTCAAGGGTTCTTTCGGACGAAGACATGAGAGTGCAGTTACTCTCGGACGCAAAGGTTGAAATGCAGTCTTTCAAGGCTAAGTACGAAAGCCTGCAAGAATTGTCGATGGTCATTCAGGCCATGAATGAGGTCACTTCATGAAAAAGGTTTTTGGAGCACTCGCGTTTCTCTCGTTTTTCTACCTTCTGGGTGTAGTCGGTTCTATCGAAAAAGAGATGATGACGCTGGGTGTTGGCGCAATTCACATGGCGGTCAGCCTTGTGTGCTTTGGCTTGTTCGGTAAGCTGTACGGTCTTTCGGAGCCGAAGCAAAGAAAAAGCCGCTGACGGAAGTACCAGTTCCATCAACGGCAAGCGTAAAAGCTCAATCCGATTATATATCGGAAATATTCACTTGTAAAGGAGTGATGCAAATGAACGTCAATCGTAAAGTCGGCAACGGTTTTGAAAAATCGTTGTGTGAATATTTGTCCAATAAGGGTTTCTGGGCGCATAATCTCGCTCAAAACGCACAAGGCCAGCCGTTTGATGTGCTTGCCTCTCGTAATCGAGAAACCCACCCGATCGATTGCAAGGTGTGCGAGGATGATGTTTTTCGCCTGAGTCGAATCGAAGAAAATCAGCGATCCGCAATGACGCTGTGGGAGGCCACAGGTAACGGCACCGGCTGGTTTGCGCTAAGGCTGAAAGACGGAGATGTATACTTCATTCCGCTCTATACACTCAATAATTTGGCCGCGAAAGGCGTTAAGCAACTCAACGAAAGGGATATTCGCATGATGTGTATTTCCCTTGATGTGTGGGTGAGTCTATGCAAGTAACTGTTGGCAACCAGCTCCGAATTGAAAACCCGTCTAAGCAGTTGCTTACATGGTGCAAGAAGCAGCTCATCCTTTCTAATCCCGAATACATCAAGAAAAAACGTATGGGTTTCTGGACAGGCAATACTCCTGAGAAGTTGTATCTGTTCCAATGGGACGGCGACACACTGGTTCTTCCCTACGGGTGCTTGAACGATGTGCTGGCGATGGACGATTGCCACATGAAGGTCAATCTTCCCACGCCGACCGAGGTGGACTTCGGTTGCACCATCCCGCTCTATGATTACCAAGTAGAAGCCAAGGAAGCCCTGATAACTGCCTACTACGGTATTCTTCAAGCCCCTGCGGGGTGCGGTAAGACACAGATCGGAATTGCTGTTGCGGCAGATACAGGTCGAAGGACACTCTGGCTGACCCATACACGGGATTTGCTCGTACAGAGCAAAAGCCGAGCGGAGCAGTATATGAGTCCTTCTTTGACTGGCACAATCACCGAAGGTAGGGTTCAAATCGGCAAAGCAATCACCTTCGCAACGGTACAGACCATGTGCAACCTCGATCTGAGTCAATACCGTGATGTTTGGGATTGTATCATTGTGGACGAGTGCCACCGTGTGGCCGGAACTCCGACCGCCATGACGCAGTTCTCAAAGGTGCTGAACGCTCTGGCAGCTCGACACAAGTACGGCCTGTCCGCTACGGTTCATCGAGCAGACGGTATGATTGCCGCCACCTACGCTCTGCTGGGCGGGATTGCCTATCAGGTGCCGGACGAAGCGGTGAAAGACAAGATCATGACCGTCAGCGTTCTACCCCGTGCCACTCATCAAGGACTCAGCCGTGAGTTCTTGGACACGGACGGTACGATCATCTATGCGAAAATGGTCAATTTCCTCGCTGATAGGTATGACCGTAACGAGTTAATTGCCGCCGATCTGGTCGAGAACCAAGATCATTACAATCTCATTCTTTCCGACCGTCTGAACCATCTGGAATATCTGATGAACCACCTTCCTCGGCAGTTAAGGGAACAGGCCGTCATGATTGACGGAAAGATGACCTCGAAAAAAGCGAAAGCTCTCCGGGAACAGGCCATTGAGGAAATGCGGCAGGGACGCAAGCGGTATCTGTTTGCCACCTACTCTCTGGCAAAGGAAGGTTTGGATATTCCTCGGCTCGACCGCTTGTACCTGACTACGCCGCAGAAGGACTACGCTGTGATAACTCAGAGCATTGGTCGTATCGCTCGTACCTTCGAGGGAAAGGGAGAACCTATCGCCTACGATTATGTGGACGATGGTATCCAGTACCTCGTGAGAAGTTACAAGAAGCGGTGTACGACCTACCGGAAAGCGGGGTGCAAGTTCCTTGAACCTTGAGCCTTTCATTTTCGACTGCGAGGTGTTTGCCTACGATTGGCTTTTTATTTTCAAAAACAAGGTCACGGGGGAATACACCGAGATTTGGAATGACAATGAAGCGGTCGAACAATTCATGACCCAAGAACCCCTGCTGGCAGGGTTCAACAATAAGCACTATGACCAATTCATTCTAAAAGCGGTTCTCTCAGGTTTCACGCCGGAGGAAATCAAGGCGGTTAACGATTTTATCATCGTTGGTGGTCATGAGGGCTGGGAGTACGCCCCTCTCCGTGACTGCGGGATTTTCTTCGATCAATATGACCTGATGGACGATTGCCAGATGGGGTTGTCCTTGAAAGCAATCGAAGCGCACCTCGGAATGGACATTCGTGAAACCACCGTTCCGTTTAACATCGACCGCCCTCTGACTGAGGACGAGAAGCGAGAGGTCGAGTTCTACTGCCGCCATGATGTTGACGCAACCGACAGGCTGGATGATCTTCGTCAAGGCTACCTGTTCAGTAAGCTCACGCTGGGTCGTGAAAAGGGGCTGTATCCTGCAAAAGCCCTTTACATGACCAATGCCAAGCTGACCGCTGCTTACCTTGACGCAGAGCAAAAGCCACACTATGACGAGCGGGAATATCAGTATCCGCCGAAGCTGCTTCGCAAGTATATTCCGCAGGAAGTGTTCGACTTCTTTGAACGGTTGAAGGACAAGAGTATTCCTGACGAAGTGGTGTTTAAGGAAAAACTCGATCTGATGGTAGGCGGCTGTCCTTGTACCATCGCCTATGGCGGTATTCACGGAGCTATCCCGTGTTACCGAGAGGAAGCTACAGAAACCCGCTCTATCCGCAACAAAGATGTTGCAAGTTACTATCCACACCAGATGACCTTGAACGGTTATTGTAGCAGAAACATTCCCTCTCCCGATGTGTATGCCGCTACCATTGAGCGGCGAGTCAAAGCAAAGAGAGCCGGGGACAAGGCTACGGCGAACGCTTTGAAGCTGGTGCTGAACACCACCTACGGCGCTATGTTGAACCGCTACAACGACCTGTATGACCCGCTCATGGGGCGCTCGGTCTGTATCTCAGGCCAGTTGCAGTTGCTCGAAATGGCGGAACATCTTGTTCAGGACTGCCCCACCTTGAAGATCATTCAGCTCAACACCGATGGTATCATGGTTAGCCTTGATGACTGCGATGTGCCGATGTATCAAGAGATCACGCAGGAGTGGCAGGACAGAACCGGATTTGAGTTAGAGGAAGACCTTATCAAGATGATCTGTCAGAAAGATGTAAACAATTATGTCGAGGTTCCCTTCGAGGGCGACCCCAAAATCAAGGGTGGCGTTCTCGTTCGTGGAATTGCCCCGGCAGGAGCGTTCAACATCAACAACAACGCCTGCGTGGTTGCCAAGGCCGTCAAGGATTATCTAGCCTACGGTATCCCGGTCGAAGATACCATCATGAGCTGTGACCGTCTGCTGGACTTCCAGTTGGTCGCCAAGGCCGGGAGCAAATACGGTGACGCTCTCCATGAGGTAGACGGTCAGATGGAGGTCGTGCAGAAGGTCAATCGGGTTTACGCTACGGAAGATCATCGGCACGGAACCCTCTACAAAATTCACCTCGGTACGGGCAATCCCGTCAAGATTGCTGGACTCCCCGCAAAATGTGTCGTAGACAACGACAATCACCTAACGATTGATGTAGTTGACCGTGATTGGTATATCCGGCAGGCGAAAAAGTATGTCCGAGATTTTCTCGGTGAGAAGCCGCCTAAACGGAATACCCGCAAAGTCAATTCCATTAAGAAAAAATTATTAGAAATGTTGGAGGTATAAATATGGCTACTACCAAGAAAGCCGCTGAGACTGCGGCGGTGGATTATTCCACCATGAATGTGTTCCAGAAGTTGCAGCTTGCCCGTGTGCGCTTCCTTGAAGCTGGCGTGGACAAGAGCGGCAAGCACATGAAGCTCGAATATAAGTATTTCGAGCTGGCGGACATTGTTCCCAAGGCCGAGCAGATTTTCCTTGAAATCGGCTTGATGATGGTTCCGTCCATGTATGGCGACAAGGCGACCGCCCGTGTCTACAATGTCAATGACCGTGAAGACTTCATTGACTTCGTTGCACCGTACACCCCCATCGCCCCCATCGTGTCCAACGCTGGCAATCAGGTCACGAATGAAATGCAGGCGACCGGCAGCTCCATCACCTACATTCGCCGCTACCTGTGGCAGCTCGTTCTTGACATTGTGGAGCATGACAGTATCGACAGCGGCGAGTTTGACACGACTCCCGCTCCCGCTCCTGCTGTCACCAAGAAGCCGCCTGTAACCACGGCACAGCGTCAGGAGATCAAGAAGGAACTGACCGGCGCTCCTGTTGGTGCGGCTACCAAGGAACAAGTCGGTACACTGAAAGGTCTACTGAAAAAGCTCTTGGATATTGACGCAGAGCAGGAACAGTTCGTGCAGACCATCGCCATGAAGACCGAGGGCTTTTCCAAGATCGAAGCCGACAAGTGTGACCAGCTCATTTCCGGTGTGAAGGAAATGCTGGCGGCCTATGACACGCAGGAGTCCTAAATGGATAAGCCTGTTTTAGATGTTTGCTGTGGAGGGCGAATGTTTTATTTCGATAAAACAGACAGACGGGTTCTTTTCTGTGACAATCGGACGGTTGATACCGAATTGTGTGACGGAAGAAGATTTGTCGTAAACCCCGATGTTCAATGTGATTTCACCAATCTTCCTTTTGCTGACGGTTCATTCCGATTAGTCGTTTTCGACCCTCCACATTTGTTGCGAAATACAGGAAAGAGCAAAATGGCCGATATGTACGGCTCTTTGAACGAACGGTCAACTCCGACAGGTTATCAGCAAATCAAATATGGGGCTTTGTATTCTGACTGGCGTGATATGCTCAAACGCGGGTTTTCCAAATGTTTCAGGGTATTAGAGCCTAACGGTATTCTCATTTTCAAATGGAACGAGACTGATATTCCGGTGAAAGAAATTCTCAAACTCGTTGATATTCCGCCCCTTTTCGGAAACCGCAGCGGTAAAAGAAGCAACACTCACTGGATATGTTTTATCAAATCAAGAAAGGAAGATGAAAATGGAATGGCTTGACAATAAAATTCAGATCGTGCCGCCCAAGCATCCTAAAAAGCTGACCGGTACTCGCTTTGCCACTATCCTCGGTCTGAACCCGTGGTCTACACCGTTCGAGATTTGGTGCGAAGTAACTCGCACCTATCAGAAGCCGTTCGAGGATACGATCTACACCATCGCTGGTAAGACCATCGAGCCTAAGCAGTCCGAGTATATGAAGCAGACCTACTTCATGAGCAATCTGGTCACGCCGACCGACATTTGGGGCAAAGACTACTTCCGTCAGACCTACGGTGATTTCTTCAAGGAAAGCCCCGTCCTCGGCGGTATGTGGGACTACTTGCTCTATGACAAAGATGGTAAGCCCACCACTGTCCTCGAAATGAAGACTTCCAAGCGTGTCGAGGACTGGAAGGACGATATTCCTGAGTATTACGCTTTGCAGGCGGCGTTGTACGCTTACCTTCTCGGCGTGGACGAGGTTATCATGGTAGCTTCCTTCCTCGAACCCAAGGACTACGATAACCCTGAGAAGTTCGTGTGTAGCGGTGAGAACACCATCACTCGACCCTTCAAGGTATCTGAGCGGTATCCTGATTTCGAGAAGAAGTATGTGAAGCCTGCCCTGAAATGGTGGAAGGACTATGTGGAGAGCGGTATTTCTCCCGCCTTTGACGAGCGCAAGGACGCTGAAATCCTGAAAGCTCTCCGTACCAACAACCTATCCCCCGAAACGGACATGGCGGCGCTGGTCAAGGAAGCCGAAGACCTGAAAGCCAAGCTGGACGCTCACGCCGCTGAGGTGGTTGAGGACGAGAAGCGGTACAAGGTCTTGACCGACATGATTAAGAAAGCCGCAATCGCTCAGTTCCGTGACGGTGACAAGAAGGTGGCTATCGCTGGTTCCGCCTATAATTGGGAGGTCAGCCGTACTTCCACCACGAAGATCGACAAGGACGCTATGAAAGCGGACGGTATTCTGGCGAAGTACACGACCACTGAGGACAGTTACCGTATTTCCCCAAAAATCATTAAGGAGGATTGACCTATGAAGTTTTCCAAGTTCGTGAAGTCCCTCGCCCCTGCTGGCGGCGCTATCTACGAGTACATGGACGAACGCTGGCTTGCTTCCCCGTCCGTACTTATGTTCATTCCCGATGGTATCCGCAGCGTGACCGGGTACAGCAACGAGAAAATGCCTGATGGCATTGGTCGCCTGATCTCTCAGGTCGGTTGCACCGAGTATGCCACGCTGGTCAAGGCAATCATGCCTGAGCCGGACGGCGCAATCAAGGATTGTGTCCGTATCTTCGCCACGCCGGACGGCACCATGACCCTTCCCATCACCAATGATGACTGGTCACTGATCGAGAAGTCTGACTTCTGCGAAATTCTGTACGCTTACGATCTGGAAAGCGATAAGAGCGTACCGAAAGCCCTGCTGGTCAAGCAGTACGCTAAGTACCCCGATGACGAAGGCTCGTTGGTCGGTATCATCTTCCCCTGCGAGTACACAGAACAGCTCAATTTCTACACCATGAAGGAGGACAAAAACAATGGCTAAAATCGGACTCACCGAGGGCTTTACCCTCATTCCCGAAGGTACTCATGTCTTTCAGATTACCGATGTGAAATACAAGGAAGACTTCGGCAAGCTGGAAGTCTATATGCAGACGCAGACCGGCAGTAAGCACATCGAGCGCTTCTCTCTGCTGAAATCTGATGGCTCTCCCAACGAGGGTGCATACAACGCTTTCAGCTACTTCGCCAAGACCGCCCTCAACAATTTCGACCTGACCGAGATCGACCACACCGACCTGATTGGTCACTTCATCGAGTGCGATGTGGAACACGATGTTCAGGAGAACAAGAGGAAGCCCGGACAGAGCATTACCTTCGTCCGTTTGACGGATAAACGCCCCTCTGAGGGCTGGGGCGGCTCTGACAATACGGTCGCTACCTCCGCCGCCGAAACCGCTCCTACGGCTTCTCAGGCCGCTCCTAAGACTCCGATGGATTTGACAGCTCTCCTTGGCTGATACTGGGCGCGAGGGAGGGCTAAAATAAAACACTCTCCCTCGCCAATGGTATGTTGAAAACTATGTTGAAAGTGAGGATAAGCTACAATGGCAGAAGCCTATATTTGTTCGCTCTCTAAGGTTCAGCGCCACGCTGAAATCTGCAAGGAGATCAACGAACTCTATGAGCGTAAGAACCATGACTACGGCGACAGCTTCCACCAGACCTTTGTAGAAGAAGGAATGGCGATGGCTCGTATCCGGTTGGGCGATAAGTTCAGCCGCTTCAAAACCCTCTCCCGTAGCGGTGGGCAGAAGGTCAATGACGAGTCTATCCGTGACACCCTGATTGACCTCGCCAACTACGCCATTATGACTGTGCTGGAAATGGAGGTCGCTGACGATGACGTTGAATGATTATCAGAAAGCCGCCGAGCGCACTTCCGGCAACCTGACCTCGTGGGATAAGGTTCGCAACGGCTGTTACGGTCTGAACGGCGAAGCCGGAGAGTGCATTGACATTCTGAAAAAGACCGAGTTTCAGGGTCATGACTTTGACCCGATGAAGATGGTTGACGAGCTAGGCGATGTTCTCTGGTATGTCGCACAGTTGGCGACTGGATTGGGTGTGACCCTCGAATATGTGGCACAGCACAATGTCGATAAGCTGCTGGCTCGTTACCCTGACGGGTTCGACAGCGAAAAGAGTATTCATAGAAAGGAGTACGAGCAGCATGAGCGGTGAGATTGCTTTACGCCCTTCGTATTGGGCGAGTGTTTCTGGCGGCAAGGACAGTCTTTATATGCTCAACTACATTCTCCACAATCTCGATCGTTACCCACTGGACGGAGTAGTTCACTTTGAGCTGGAAGTTGACTACCCGTTTATCCATGATGTGATTGACTACATGGAGTCTGAGTGCAAGAGGTTCGGTATCCGTTTTGTGAGAATTAAACCACGAATGACGTGGGAGGAAATGTATTATAGCAAATTTGCAAACGGGAAAAACAAAGGGCACATATTTGGCTTTCCTACTCGCGTAGCGCGGTGGTGTACGACCAAATACAAGGGCGACGCTAACTTGCAGATGAAGAAGTGGTTAAAGGAGAACGGTTTTTTCCCAGTGTATTATATCGGTTTTTGCGCAGACGAGGAAAAAAGGTTTAAGCACAAAAAAATAGAAAAGGGGATCGAGCGGTATCCGCTGGCCGAAAACGGAATCACCGAGGACTTGATTTTGGAGTGGGCAAAAACCCAACCGATTTTTAACCACTACTACGAAGTCAACAAACGTTGTGGCTGTATGTACTGCCCCATGTCGTCGTATCTTGGTTATGCCTATCTCTATAAGCATTATCCCGACCATTTTCAGTACATGATCGAGAAAATGCGTGAGACTGAGCGGCTAAGAGAGACGGAACTCGGAAGGCCATTCTCTGTAATTTCCTCAAACCCAAAGTACAATGCTGATTACTTGGAAGCCATCATCAAAACCAAATGGCTGAAAAAGCTCGAAGAAAAGGAGCAAGAGTATGAAAATCATTGAACCCTCTGTGGAGCTTATCAACACTCCTGATTATAAGACCCTTCTGACCACCATCGAAGCCGCTGGGCGTACTTGCTACAAGTCCGAGGATAAAATCACGGACGGAAGTGCAGAGAAATTCGTCCGGGGCATTATCAAGCGGGGTCACGAAGCTGTCATTGAGCATGGCTCTCTCACTGTCCGCTTCATCTGCGATCGGGGCGTGAGCCACGAGATCGTCCGTCACCGTCTGGCGGCGTTTTGTCAGGAATCCACTCGGTACTGCAACTACGGTAAGGAGAGCTTCGGTAGCGAGATCACCGTCATTCGCCCCTCTACGTTTGATAAAGAAGATTCTACATACCGGATTTGGCAACGAACGTGCAAGCAAGCGGAGGTTGCCTACTTCGATCTGCTGAACGAGGGTTGCACTCCGCAGGAAGCTCGATCTGTCCTTCCGAACAGCTTGAAGACTGAGGTGGTCATGACCGCCGATATTAGAGAATGGCGGCATTTCCTAAAACTGCGGTGTGCTGCTGCGGCTCACCCCGATATGTGGGTCGTTGCCAATATGCTTCTGACCCTGCTGAAACAGACCTACCCCGTCTTCTTCGAGGACATTGTGGCATGAGGGTGAAGAAAGCTGACGGCAAGGTGTTTGGTGCGGTCTTAACTGCCGCCGAGAAGAAAGCGATGGAGATGGAAATCAATCGTCAGGTCGTGGAAGCCGACAGGCGGTACGCCGATGACATTGACGCTATGGTGCTTTACACCCTCCATGTCCACCTTGGTTTCGGCAAGAAACGCCTGCGGGAATTCTATGACGCTTTCTCTGCCGAGCATGACCGCCTTATTCAGTATTATCAGATGCCGGACGATTACACATGGCTCTGCAAAGAAATGTTGAAGCGTATCGGCGTTGATGTTGAAGCGTGGAACAAAGAAAGGAAAGAATCCGATGAAACTGAAAAGCATTGACGGCAAAGTGCCGTATATCATGGCTGCTGGAAAGGACTTCACGAAAGATGAAATGTCACTTGCGGCGGCAGAGCAGATTTGCTCTCGTGGAACGCAGACCGCCAGCAAGCTCTTTCCCGATTTCCCCATCTGCGTAGATGACAAGTTTTATTTTGCTGGAACCTCGACAAAGCCCAAGTCCAGCAAGGCTAAGACTCCTTGCGAGAGCTAACCATTACAATCTCCCTATGGTTCGTCATCATTATCACCGTTCTCTGTTGGAAAATGCCCACGGTTGAGGTTGAAGAACCTTCTCCCGTTGTCGAGGCGGTAGAGGTAGTCACCCCGGAGCCAAAGCCGGAGGTGACGCCTCAGCCGTGGACAGACAAGGAAGTGATTGTGTTGGCGAAAATGCTATGGGGAGAAGCCAGAGGGGTCAGCTCTGACGCTGAGAAAGCTGCTTGTGTATGGTGTGTGCTCAACCGGGTCGATCATGGCTACGGCGATATTGTAACGGTCGTGACAGCACCTAAGCAATTCGTAGGGTACAGAGAGAGAAACCCGGTCGATGACAATTTGATTACTCTCTGTATAGATGTACTGACCCGCTGGTATGCGGAGAAAGAAGGACAAACCGAAGTTGGCAGAGTCCTTCCTCCTGACTACCTGTGGTTCTCTGGCGATGGCGAGAGAAACCACTTTCGCAACGCCTACCGTGGCGGTGATAGATGGGACTGGTCGTTGCCGAGTCCATATGAAAGCTGAGGTAAGCCTGTGAGCTATTTGAATATACCCGCTGAACTTCGAGCGGAAAAGGCATGGGTCAATGTGTGGAACGGGTCGAAAGTTCCCATGCAGGCCACCGTCAGAAAGGCGGCTTCTTCCTCTAATCCTGATACATGGTCAAATTACATTGACGCTGAACACAATGTCCAGCACGGCTACTATGACGGTCTTGGCTACGTTTTCCATGACACGGGCGTTATTGGTATCGACATCGACGATGGCTTTACTGATGGGCTTCTGAACCCGCTGGCGGCTGACATTATCGGTCGTTGCCGCTCCTACACAGAAAAGTCCAGAAGCGGGAGAGGGGTTCATATTCTCGTTCGTGGTGAGTTGCCCTTCAAGGGTAAGAACAACCGTGCTGCCGTGGAGATTTACAAGAGCAATCGGTACTTCATCATGACCGGCAAGGTTTTGATCTTCTCCGAGATCGTTGAAAACCAGTCAGCGATTGATTATGTGATCGAGAAGTATTTTCCCGACACACCGAAGGAAAGCAGCTCAGGCACGATTACCCCTCAGCGTATTTATTCCCCCATCTACCGCCGCCCTGAAAACGGAAAGCTGCATTTGAAGCCTGAATACCCGCCTATCACACCGGGAAGTCGGAACCTCAGCCTGACTTCTCTGGCGGGTCAGCTCCATAACCAAGGTTACACCAAAGCAGAGATTTACAAAGAGCTGTTGTACGCCAACTCCCAAGCCTGCAAGCCCCCTCTCCCGCAATCCGAGGTCGAATTGATTGTAAATTCCGTGACGAGGTATAAAAGATGACTACTGGTATCCAATGCTGTTACAAATGCCCGGATAGGCATCCGGGTTGTCACGCTAAGTGCGAACGATATCAAAAAGAACACGCAGACTACTTGCGCCGTAAGGAAATCGAAAATGATCGGCGGAAGAAAATACGTAATCTTGATATCTTCGACCGCTTTAATTATTGGAGGTAAGCATGGAAAACGCGCTTGACAAATATTGTCCGCTCAATCCGAGCGAAGATCAAGCCTTGCTATGTTCTGGCGAGAAATGCGCATGGTGGGACGCCGACTCGCAGGCTTGCCTCGCTGTAGCGCTGGTAAGAGCGATTGAGAAAAGGAAGTGAACTCATGCTTTACAATTTCAATGGAACCCTTCTCAATGTCGCAGACATTGTGACTGTCTCAACCAGTAAAGGCCAACAAGCGGAATACCCCTTTGTTCTCACGGTTGCCATGAGAAACGGTCAGCAGTTTGCAGTCAGCTACCGCAACGAAAATAACCGCACACGGGAAGTCAATGAGATCGCACGAGCCTTTAACTACTCTGTGGCTAACCCCGTCACCCGCTACGAGGTTGAGTCCATCGTAGAGAAATACATTAAGAGGGTCAGAGCCGATCTTCGACCCCTGAAAAAGTTCGCAAAGGAGAGTGCTGAAAATGGCTGATGAAATCACAACCGTCCCCGAAGAACAGGCTCTTTTCCAGCTCTCCAACGGTCGTTACATCATGGACGAAGCTCAGTCCAGAGTGATGTTTCAGATTAAGGAAGCACAGCCTGAGCATAGCCATCCGATCAGCGGTACGGGGTATTCGTGGGACGAGTCCGGCATGGCGGAGCTGTTCTCCGAATGCTACAAAAATGATACCCGCTACTGCCCCGAAGCGAAAAGCTGGTTTACTTACAAAGATGGTGCATGGCGCAAAGACACGGGTTCTCTGCTGGTGGCGGAAAAGATCAAGGAGTTTTGCCGCCTGATGGCTCTCTACTGTGGCGAGATCGCCAACGAAGAACGCCGCACCGAGTACATGAAGTTCATCGTGAAGATGGGCGACCGGCGCTTCCGTGACCGGCTGATGAAAGACGCTGCCAGTGTGCTTCCCATCGCTTCGGCGGAGTTTGACGCAAATCCCTACCTTATCAACTGCAAGAACGGCACTTTCGACCTCGAAAAGATGGAGTTCCGGGAGCATGACTGGCACGACTTTCTGACCATGCAGACCAACTTCAACTACACCTTGCAGGACGCACGGTGCCGCCGCTGGGAGAAGTTTATTGCGGAGGTCACGTGCAATGACGAAGACAAGGCTGACTATCTACAAAAGGCGCTGGGGTACTCTATGTTGGGTGTGGCGAATGAGGAATGTATGTTCATTCTCCATGGCAAGACCACTCGCAACGGCAAGTCCACCATGCTCTCGGCAATTCATCACCTTCTCGGTGACTATGCTTCCGTGTCCCCCGTGTCGATCATCTGCAAGGCAGAACGCTCGAAGAACGCCGAAGCAGCGAACCCCATGCTGGCTTCCCTGAAAGGCAAACGGTTTGTCACAATGGCAGAGAGCAACCAGTATGGCAAGCTGGACGAGGAAACAATCAAGCAGCTCACAGGTGGCGAGGAAATCAAGGCTCGGAACCTCTATGAGACTGCTACAACCTTCCTGCCGCAGTTCACCCTTTGGCTCTCCTGCAACGATCTTCCCACCGTCAGCGACAAGTCCCTGTTCGCTTCCGATCGTGTGCGAGTGATCGAGTTCAACCGTCACTTTACCGAAGCGGAGCAGGACAAGAACCTGAAAAATGAGTTTCAGACGCAGGAGGCTATGCAGGGCATTTTCGCTTGGCTGGTCGCCGGGTACTTCAAGTACAAGCGTTTCGGTCTGAAAATGTCCCCCGCCATGCGGAAGGTGGTCAACCAGTACGAGCGTGACAACGATCTGTGCCTGCAATTCCTCGAAGAACGCTGTGAGCAGGCCGAGGGAGTCAACACTCGCTCGAAGTCCCTATTTGACGCTTACAAGATTTGGTGCAAGTCCAACGGGTACTTTGCCTGTTCCGCCAAGCGGTTCAATGCCGATATGGAAACGCATCCGGAGTGGCACGGCGGCAAGGTCGTGTATCAGGGCTACCCTGTCTACAAGAATCTCAGACTGAAAGGAGCGTCTTGATAATGAGATGGGTTAAATGCAAAAACCGACTGCCAGAACTTCACACTGATGTCCTCATGTTTTTCGACAATGGCGTTGAACAAAACATGGCAGTTGGGTTTCTCACTGATGTTGATGAACACATCACTTCATGGTGTGCCTATTCCGATGGCGGCTGGTATACGGATTGTGACGAGTCTCCGTTGTATTGGTCGCCATTACCGAAATATCCGAGGGGGTATAACATCAATGATTGCCACCAATGAAGAACTCGCTTTGCTGGAAAAGTGGAAGCGAAAACTCTGCTTGCAGGAGTGGCGGATAAAGCTGTTGACCCACCTACACCCCGAAGAAATGACGATGAGTGATGCCGCAGGCTGTACCGAGTGGTCAGAAGCAATTAAGACCGCTCGTATTGAGATCATCAACCCTGCCTGCTACGGCGACCGCATTGTGCCGTTCGATTTTGAAAAGACGCTGGTACATGAGCTGCTACACCTGAAATTCTCATTCTGGTGTCAGGGCGAAGATGATGTTGGCGATAGAGTCATGCACCAGATGATTGACGATCTCGCAAGAGCGTTTACGGAGGTGAACAACGATGAATAATGACGCTGTGAGAGAGTTGCTGAACGCCGTTGGTGCTTTAGCTGAAATGTCTCTGAATTTTTACAGGGCTTTACTCAATGCTGGTGCGACCAAAGAAGAAGCCTTTGTGCTGTTGCAGTCGTTCATCTCTGCTACCATTCACGGCAGAAAGGCGGAAAGCGATGAAAACTGAGAAAAAGAACCTCCGCCGTATTTCCATCGTAGTCACGGCACAGACCAAGGGCAACCTTGAACGGCTGGCGGCGGTCTGCGGCTACTCTGAGATCGGTCGAGTGGTTGACAAACTCACCCGCGAGAAGATGATCTCCCTCCACAACTTTGAAAGGAAGGAAAAGCACCATGGGTAACGAGAAATGGGGAAACTACACACAAGAGTTTGAATTTACGCCGGACGCAGAAGAAATCAAAAACGTACAGGAGCTTTTGGATCGGCCGTACTCTTGTACTGATTTTTCACCGGCTGCTCGATGTGCAGTACAGATGCTCTTAAAATATGCGCGTGAAGAACACTTCCAGCACCTTAAATTTAAATCCAATTTTTTGGAACTGGATGGGGACTGCGCAATTTATGAAGAGATGCTCGTGCATAAAGATAGGATAATCGACGACCTGCGCCAGCAGTTATCGTTTATGCGTCAGGCGATGCAGGAGGTGGGGGTGTGAAGATGGGCGTGGTAGAATTTTTTAACGAATTCAGACGGATGTGTAAATCGTCCAGTGATTGCACAAAGTGTGAGTATCACGGTGACAGATGCGATAACGCCAGTGAGCTTTTAGAAAAAACCGTTGCGGAGGTGGAACAGTGGTCTCTGGAGAATCCGCGCAAGACGCGGCAGAGCGTGTTTTTGGAGCAGTGGCCCGATGCAGACATTGATGCGCACGGTTTTATACTGATTTGCCCGACGTCTATTTCTGCTGCTTATAGAGATAGTAGCGGATTGTGCGCAGACCCAGACCGCGAATGTGGAGACTGCCGCCGCGAGTTCTGGATGCAGGAGGTGGAGTGATGGGTTGTGATACTTGTGTGTTTTACCCGCCAAGCGCTTGCGACGGTAAACCGTGCTGCGCGTGTGACACTGACGATGTATTGTTTAACTGCTATCAACCAGCTTTTGAAGGTGGGGGTGATGAAGCGTGAAAGCGTGGCTTGCCAGAGAAAAGGGCGAATTTTGTGCAACCGTTGTTTTTGCCGAAACGCGAGGAAAAGCAAAGGCTTTGGTGTTGCATACTGAAACTTGTGAAGATGCCGATTTTATCTACATCGAAGTTCACAGGTTGAAAGAAGCGGATAAATACTACCAGCCCGGTAAAACGGAACTTTGCTGGTTTAATGCCGAAGATCGAATCGCAATGGTTAAAGATTGTGGATTTACTTGCGATGCTGATGCACATTGCGCGGAAGAATGCGCTGATTGCCCTGCGAAAGAATTTTGCGATGATTTTATTGAAAGCGAGGATTACAATGGATGAATACGAACTGAAACCGTGCCCGTTTTGCGGAGACAAGGGCGTTGTGCAGAGAAGCGGTCACTGCTTTCGGGTATGCTGCTCAAATAGAGACTGCCCGATCGAACCGAGAACACATTGGTTTTTTAATCATTTATCAGCAATCAAAGACTGGAACAGGAGGGCCGAGAATGGCTGAATATATCACGCGGGCACAGTACAACGATATTGAAAGCACTGTGTTCCTTGGAGATCGTCAGGAGTTCAATGCCCGCTTGCAGAAACACACGGGAATCGTAGCGCGGCCATATACGGCCTACAGCTATTACGATGCTGCCGGGAACTATCTGGGTGACAGCAACGACACTGACTTGGACGGACTGCTTCAAGCGGCCTACATGGAGGTGAAAGATGACTGAATACATTGAGCGCGAAGACTGTCCGTTCTGCATGACGCCGTACATGAAATCATGGGAGATTGCAAGCTGGATGATGCCGACACAAGAAAACGTGTAGACAAAGATATTCATCTTATTCCGAAAGGAGGGAGCACAAAATGGTAATGACAAAGGGCGAAAGTATGCGTAAAGCACGCAACAGGGCTAAGTTGTCAGCGGCACAACTGTCGCGGATTTCAGGTGTGCCCACAACCACGATCTACGCACTGGAACGCGCCACGGTGCGAAATGGGCGAATTGATACAATCGAGTTGCTTGCGGATGCATTGCGGATTAGCATTGATGAATACATCGGACGCCGCCGTTAGGTGAAATGGTATGAGTGAATATATCAAGCTGAAAGATATGACGGAAATTGCCGAACAGCAGGGTCATGTTACTCTCGATGACCTTCTGGCTTGCGACACGCTCCCCGTCACTTTCTGTAGGGATTGCAAGTGGTGTCTGGTTGACCTCGCTCCCGCTGGTTGTCACTTGTGTATGAGAAAGCTCATTCGTGAAAGAGTACAGCTAACCGACTTTTGCAGTCACGGCCTTCCGATAATTCATGACGAAAGTGTGGTGAAATAGTATGGGTCTTGATATTACGGTCATGGAACGCAAAAATGTCCGCTGCCCTCATTGTGGTGAGGTTATCAATACGGTGGACATTGCCAGCACCGACAGCGGTGGTCGGCTTTGGTACGACTTTCTGGAAAAGCTCGGCTACTATGTCCCCTACGAGAAGCGAACCAAGGAGAACGACTGGTATGGTAAGGACATGGTTCTTGATAACGAGCAGGCAAAGCAGCTTGCAGACTACGCCGTGAAGAAAGAGGTCTACAACTGGGACAATGTGGAGAGAGTTGTGGCAGCGGCACTCATGCACAAGAACAAGGTGGTCATCAATGCCGACTGGTAGTTAGGTGATAAAGGTGATAAAGGTGAGTGTTTTTGCAAAGACTTTTTTCAAATTGGCGTGTTTTGAAAAATTGTTTTTCGTATTTTAGGTGAGTTAGGTGAGTAATCGGGCATAAATGCCTATAACTCTCTCTTATACGCGCGTATATAGAAATAGTTATAGGGAAATGCACCCGATTACTCACCTTTATCACCTTGGCGACTTTGAAAGGAGAAAACGACTATGGCAGATGAAATTGTGAAAAAGCGAACTCGGCCTGATCGTAAGGAAGCCATGAGCGTCCATACAGAGCCGGGTGACAATAGAAAATATCTGGAACATTCGATGGTCATGCTGGACTGGTCTGATGTGAATGTGAGAGAACCTGAACAGGTCAAAGAGCGTATGGGTATGTATTTTGCTCTGTGCGCTCGGGACGATATGAAGCCTTCGGTTGCTGGTATGGCATTGGCTTTTGGAGTTGATAGAAAGACGATATGGGCATGGGCAAATGGAGTGGATAGTAAGACGCTACCCGCTGAGAGCCGTAACTTAATTAAAAAGGCGTATCAACTTTTGAATGCTCAGATGGAAAGTTATATGCAGAACGGGAAGATCAATCCGGTTGCCGGTATCTTCCTGATGAAGAACAACATGGGCTATGCGGACAAGCAGGAGGTCGTGTTGACACCCAACCAGCAGCTCGGAGATCAGGTTCCCGCCGAGGACTTGGAGAAGAAGTATCTCGAAGATGTGGTTGGTGCATCCGGCGACTATGACTCGGAGGACTGAGCGACTTTTGCGACTATGGCTTACGACTATGCCGAGCGACTTTTGCGACTTTCCCACGACTTTACGACTTTCGCCCGAACGACTTTACGACTTTCTGGCGAGGGTCTGCGACTTTGACAGAGCTGCCGATCTCTTCACGGGGTCGGCGGCTTTTCCTTTTCCCGGCTGATCGGCGGGTTCCATCGGGGCGGCGTGAGCGTTGCCGGGATTCCGGCCTGATCGGGATAACGCTTTTCACTCTTTATAATGTATAGTGTAAAAAAGTGTAGTTTTTCAGACGGTTTTAAGTATCAATAAAAAACTTGATAAAATATCAATAAAACGCTTGACAATCAATAAAACACTTGATATACTCAAATCATCAATAAAACACTTGATGATTAAATTTAAGTTTGAAAGGGGTTTCACAATGTCAGAAAATCGTGAGTATTGTAAGAGAATCGCGGAAGAAATCGAAGAATACGCGGCCGGGAAAATGGTAGATGACGACGGGAACCAGCTTAGTTTGTATGATTATTTGGCCGACGTGCTGGATTATGAATTTACGATCGACAGTCAAAAAGAGTACAAATCCGCTAAAATTTGGGTCACTTTGGGCGGCCCGAACGTCTGGATTGATACCGCAGAAAGAGCGGTAAAACTAGCTTGGGGCACGGATCGTGCAGAATATCTGCTTGACTGGAGCGTTTGCGACGAAATCGACGATATAATGCGGGAAATTTACGAGTGTTAAAAATGGGTGTGAAAGGAGAAACCATGAAAGAAAAGAAAGAAAAGCATGATATCAGCAAAGTAACCATGCATATTATCGTTGACCACACGACCAATGAAACGAAGGTTAAACGGGCGGGGTGTAAAACTAATTTATCTTATATCCAATCCACCTGTGCAGCGGCCTATAGAGGTGCATTGAGAGATGCGGCCTTCTATCTATTAGACATGGCAAGTAAAACAGATGGCGCTAATTGTGTACGCGATCAGGTTCGAATTATGTGGAGTGAGCACAGGGCATTTAATGAAAAACTGCTCAACTGAAAATATAAAAAGGCGGGTGAAAGCGTGTATATTATTCTTCTGCTGTTTCTGCTGCCGGTTCAGATTTTGGCCGAAATTTTGAAAATGAATAAGTGAACGCCGTCCCGGTGCTATTCCGGGACGGTTATTTTTTGCGCTTTTCCGGCCCGATCGGGGCCGTGGGAATGGGTGACGGGGGTGGGGGATATGCCAGCGGCCGCGAGGGCGGGGTGAAGTGAAAAATACCCGTAAAAAATAAAAAGGTCAATTTCAAGAAAACGATTGACAATAAAACACTTGATATGTATAATAAAGCCGAGGTGATAAACATGAGAGGTCGAGAAATCCTGAAAGAGATCATGGCTTCCAAGTCTCTTTCCAACGCTGAACTCGCAAAAAGACTCAATGTCTCTAACGCTACTATTTGGGAACGCTTGAACAACAAAAATGTCAAGGACATTCCCGTGTCCCTGCTGACCACCATGCTCAGAGCGATGGATTACAAGGTCATCGTTGTTCCTGCCAATACCCGTCTGCCGGACGGTGGATACGAGGTGGAGTGAACCATGAAATACTTCCTTGGTCGAGTGTCCAGCAAGGAACAGAACCTTGCTCGGCAGCTCAAGGTAGCTCGTGAGAAGTTCGATATTCCTGACGAGAATGTGTACTGTGACAAAATCACGGGAAGCAATTTCGACCGTCCTCAGTACAATGCTCTGAAAGCCATTGTGCGGGAAGGTGATGAAGTCATTGTCAAGGAGTTCGACCGCTTTGGGCGCAATAAGGACGAAATGAAGCGAGAACTGGAATGGTTCAAGCAGAAGGGCGTGATCGTCCGTATCCTCGACATTCCGACCACGCTGATTGACTTCAAAGACCAGACATGGGTGCTGGAAATGGTCAACAACATTCTGATTGAAGTCCTCGGTGCTGTTGCCGAGCAGGAGCGTAAGAAGACCAAGCAGCGGCAGGCTGAGGGCATCGCCGCCATGCCGGTTGTCGATGGCAAGCGGGTATCGGTGAAGACCGGCAGAGGGTTCGGTAGACCCGCTTCCGAGATTGATGACGAGCAGTTTGGAAAACTCGCTCAAAAACAAAAAGACGGCCTTATTACCGTGGCGGACTGTTGCCGGGAGCTTGGTATCAGTCGCTCCACATGGTATGACCGGGTAAGAAAGGCTGGGTGAATATGAAATCAAAGAAGAAAAGGCGTTGGCTTTGGATTGTCGTAATTATTATTGCAATTAGTTCGATAATCGCCATCTTCGGGCAAGACGATGGCCCAGCGGGGAATGGCGATTCCAAGATTGAAGTTACTCCTACACCAGAGCCTCTAACGAACGAAGTGGGTACGGCCACCTTCGATGAGATTTATAGAGCCTATAAAGATAACGAGCTGGTGGCGGATGATATGTATAAGCATAATCGTTATCAAATCACGGCTAAGATCGATGGGATGACGAACGATGGCCTATTTAATCTTACTGGTGGAGCAACCCTGACTCTTGAAACTAAAGTTGATAACACTATTGTTGTTTTCTATGCTGAGTTCGAGAAAGACCAAGAAGATAATCTTAAAACCGTAAAAGTCGGAGACACGATTACCTTTATTGGGGAATGTCTTAGCGCGGGATCGTGGTCAGATTGTGAGATGATAGCCCAATGAAATATTTTTTCAAGTTTATTGGTTTTATGATTGAAGTGATATTTGTCCTCTTGGTGTTGGCGTTTATCATTCCCAAAATTTTATAATCGGCTTCTGCAAGGGCAGGAGTGACAGCCATGACGGGCTATCTGTGTAGAAATGCACGGGTAGCTCGTTTTTTGTTGGAAAGGAAATGCACATGAATTATGAAAAACTCTCCGGCTCTATCCGAGCCGTGATCGATCGGCGACCGGGAGATAACGGGGCGTACAGCGACCTCTTTTCTCTGTGCCGGGAGTGGGAAACCGAGGATTTCTCGGCGGCGCATAAAGTGAACAAGGAGCTGCTGGCACTCGCCGCAGATCAGGTAGTCCGTGGAGGCGGAGCAAAGTTCTATGAACAGTGGCGGCGGTGTCTTCTCTTTGAAGCGCCCCATGATTTTGACTCTTTCATGACCTACATCGAACTCGACCGTAAGCCGGAAAAGCGGTTCTATGCCCCCCGTAAGCACTATCTCAGGCCGATGGTGCAGGGGTTTCAAGATGTTCTGGACGGGAAGTTGCGCCTTTTGACGATCTCCATGCCAAAGCGAGCGGGAAAGTCACAAACGGGTATCAATTTTGTGAATATGCTCTCTGGCAAGTTCCCTGACCGCTCTACCCTGATGGAAGGGACAGGCGATGACCTTGTAAAGAGCTTCTACAACGGCTGTCTGGAATACCTGACAGTCCCTAACGAGTATCTGTTTTACGATGTATTCCCGGACGCACGGCTGGTACAGACCAACGCCGACACGAAGACGGTGAACCTGAAAAGCAAGTCCCGTTTCCCCACAATCATGTGTCGTTCCATTGACGCTCGACAGGTGGGCTTGTCCGAAGCCACCAATGTCCTCTACCTTGATGACTGTGTGGAAGGTCGTGAGGAAGCGAAGAACCGCCAGCGGCTTGATGACAAGTGGGAAGTGATCTCTGGCGATATTATGGGTCGTGCCATTGAAGGTACGCCGATGGTCTTTACCGGTACTCGCTATTCCCTGTATGACCCCATCGGTCGTGTGCAGGAACACGCTCAGCGGGAGGGCTGGGCTTGGAGAGCGATTGAGATACCCGCCCTCGATCTTGTGACGGACGAGAGCAATTATGAGTATAAGCGGGAGGGCAAGAAGGTCTTTACCACCGCCTATTTTCGGGAGCAGCGGGAGCTTCTGAGCGCAGAGCAGTTTGAAAGCGAGTTCCAGCAGCAGCCCTTTGAGGCGAAGGGTCTATTGTTCAACAAGGAAGAGCTGAACTATTTCTTCGAGCTACCGAAAGACCGTGACCCGGATACCATCATCGCCGTTGGCGATACGGCGGAAAGCGGCTCAGACTCGACCTCCATGCCGGTGGCGAAGATTTACGGCAGCGATGTGTATATCGTCGATGTTGTCTTTGATGACTCCCCCGCTGAGGTGACAAAGCCGGAATGCGCCAAATGCCTGATTGAAAATAAAGTTGCTTCTGCTGTTTTTGAGTCCAACAACGCCGGTCAGTATTATGCCAGAGATGTTGACCAGATCATTCGTGAGCGTGGGTACTCCGTGGGTATCCGCACGAAGCGCACGATCTCCAATAAGCAGACCCGTATCGAGTTCGCTTCGGACAATATCAAGAAGAACTTCTATTTCAAGCACCCTTCTACCTACAAGCGGGGCAGTCAGTATTGGAACTTCATGAAGGAAGTGACCACATACACCCGCTCCGGTAAGGTTCCGCACGATGACGCTCCCGATTCCCTCTCCCTGTTGGAGAACGAAATCCGTATGCTGTCCGGGGGCAAGGTGGAGGTTTTCAAACGGCCTATTTGAGTCCTTTACTTTCGTTGTGGCGAATGGTATAATTAAAAGTTTGCTATTGACAAGCATTGGAGAATTTGATACAATGATAAGAGAGATAATAGGTAGAGGGAAGGAGGTGCTGTAAGTGGGTGCGAGAGCGTTGTTTGGTCGCCGTGTGATCTATACCGATGTTGCCGAAATCAATACCGGGAACATCATTGATGTTTTGCAAAAGGCTTTGTTCGTCCATCTGCAAAACAGCGCCGACATTGACTATCTCTATCGGTACTATCGTGGAGATCAGCCCGTGCTTTACCGGGAGAAGGAAGTACGGCCTGAAATCTGCAACAAGGTCGTTGAAAACCGAGCCAATGAGATCGTGTCCTTCAAGGTCGGCTATCTGATGGGCGAACCCGTTCAGTATGTGAGCCGAAGCGATGACGAGAGCATTTCCGCTGAGGTCAACCGCTTGAACAATTATGTTCTCAGTGAGGATAAGCCTGCCAAGGACAAGGAACTGGCGGACTGGTCGCACATTGGCGGCACTTCCTACCGCATGGTGCTTCCTGATGGGGAAGCCGATGCAGAGGAAGACGAAGCTCCCTTCGAGATTTTCACCCTTGACCCTCGCTTTGCCTTTGTGGTCTACTCCACCGCTCTCGGCAATCCTGCCATGATGGGCGTGAAGTATGTGAAGGACGAGAACGGCAACCTGATTTTCAGTTGCTACACCCGTGACCACTACTACGAGGTGGAGAACACTTGGGCTATCATTCGAAGTGAACCTCAGATTTTGGGTATTCCCATCATCGAGTACCCGGCGAATAAGGCTCGGCTGGGAGCCTTTGAGATCGTCCTCCCTCTGCTGGACGCTATTAACACCGTGGAGAGCAACCGCCTTGATGGTGTGGAGCAGTTCGTACAGGCTCTCATGTTGTTCCACAATGTTGACATTAACACCGAGGATTTTCGCCAGCTTCGTGACGAGGGCGCTATCAAGTACAAGGACATTGACCCGCAGTTCAAGGCTGAGATCGAGTATCTGACCTCGGAAATGAACCAGACACAGACACAGACCCTCGTGGACAGTATGTATAACACCGTCCTGACGATTTGTGGTATGCCGAACCGCAACGGTGGTTCTTCCACCAGCGATACCGGCTCTGCGGTCATCATGCGTGACGGTTGGTCAGCGGCGGAAGCCAGAGCCAAGGACTCCGAGCTGATGTTCAAGCAGTCTGAGAAGGATTTCTTGAAGCTGGTTCTGCGTATCTGCCGTGACCTGAGCGACCTGACGCTGAAACTCAGCGGTCTGGAAATCCGCTTTACCCGCAGAAATTACGAGAATATCACGGAAAAGGCAAATGTGCTGACTGCTATGCTTGCCAATCCGAAGATCGCCCCGGTTCTGGCCTTTACCCATTGTGGTTTGTTCTCTGACCCGCAGCTTGCGTACCGTATGAGTATGGATTACGCTGAGGAACAGGAGAAAAAGGCCGCTGAACTCGCAACCAAACAGAAGGAGGTTAATCCTGATGGAAAAGGAAATCCGCCTGACCTCGGAAGCGGTCAGGAAGATTGAGGAAATCTTGACTACGGGAAAGACCGTTGAGATCGCAGAACGACACGAGAAGGTGATCGTGTGGGCGGTCAGCAGCAAAAAGAAATATGAACAGCCTATCGCATAGGTGATAGGAACAGCCATTACGGGCTACTGATACCGAAAAGGTATTGGTAGCCCTTTTATTTTTCCTTCCAATGCCCTCGGAGTTTTCGGACTGTCCGTGAAAGCTCGGTCTTTGCGGAGATATGAGAAAGGCCAAGACAATGATTTGACCGCTGTAAGGCGTTGAATGGTCAGGGAAGACCTTAATCGCAAACGGGAGACAACCCGTAAAAACAGAAAATAGTGCTGAGTGAACAGCCTTGTTAAACGCAGGAGGTAATCATTATGGCAAAGATCGACACCAGCAAAATCACGGGCTATGCGGAAATGTCTGCGGAAGACAAGCTGAAAGCTCTGGAAGCGTTCGAGTATGAGGACAACGCCGCCGAGCTGGAAAAGCAGAAAGCCGCTGTTTCCAAGGCCAACTCCGAAGCCGCTGAGTGGAAGCGCAAGCACAACGCTCTGTTGGGTGAGGACGAGAAGAAGAAGCAGGAGCAGGAGGAAAAGTTCGCCAACATGGAGAAGGAGCTTTCCGAGCTGCGGGAAGCCAAGCGTGTTTCCGAGTTCAAGGCCAAGTTCATCGCTCAGGGCTATGACGAGGCTCTTGCTGAGGATACCGCAAAGGCGATGGCTGATGGTGACTCTGCCAAGGTGTTTGCCAACCAGCAGAAGTTCCTTGACGAGTATGCAAAACAGGTCAAGGCTGACGCTCTGAAAAAGACCCCCAAGCCCACTCCCGGTGCCGGTGGCGGTACTGGCGAGATGGATTACGCCAAGAAAATCGAGGAAGCACGGACAAACGGTGATTTCGCCGCCGTTGCTTACTACACCCGCCTGCAAGCCGAAGCGGAAGCGCAGGCGAAAAACGAGTAAAGGAGAGTTTTTACTATGGCAGATCAGTTTGCTATGAGTTTCGGGGTACTCAATTACTCCGGTATGCTCTTTAACAAGGGCAACACCCGCACCCCTCTGAGTTCTATCATCGGCGGTCGTGCCAAGACCACCAACCATGTTGAGTTCGTAACCGGTCAGGAGTTCACCTCTGGCGGCGGCGCTCAGCCTGCTATCAGCGAGAGTGCTTCTCTGACCGCCCCTGACGCTACCGTTGTGACCCGTGCGCAGAAGACCAATGTGACTCAGATCTTTCAGGAGTCTGTGGGTATTTCCTACGGGAAGATGTCTAACATGGGTACTCTGAGCGGTATCAATGTGGCGGGTCAGCAGGCCAACCCCATGAATGAGCTGGACTTTCAGGTTGCCGCCAAGATGATGAAGGTCAATGCCGACATTGAGTACACCTTCATTAACGGCGTTTACAGCAAGGCCACTGATGACACCAAGGTCAACAAGACCCGTGGTCTGGTTCCCGCAATCACTTCCAACACTACGGCGATGGCTTCCAAGCCCCTCGGCCTGTGGGATATTGCCGACATGGTGAAGAAGATTTACGGCGCTCACGCCCCCACCGATGGCCTGTGCCTGTGGTGTGACGCTGTGACCATGTTCCAGATCAACGCTGACGCTGTTCAGAACGGTCTGACCGTGGTTCCCGCTGCCCGTAACATCAACGGTATCTCCCTGTCCAGCGTGGTCACGCCCATCGGCGTTGTCTATCTGTACCTTGGCGAGTATCTGCCTGCCGGTACTGCCCTGCTGCTGAACCTGAGCGTTCTGGCTCCCGTTTATCAGCCTGTCCCCGGCAAGGGCAACTTCTTCCTTGAGCCGCTGGCAAAGGTCGGCGCTGGTGAGAAGTATCAGCTCTTTGGTCAGATTGGCCTTGACCACGGCCCTGAGTGGTTCCACGGTAAGTTTACCGGTATCTCTACCGAGTTTACCGCTCCCACTTACAGCCGCAGCGTCTTCATCGCTAATGACGCAAACAACCCCGTGAACACTAAGGCCGTTGCTGGCGGCTAAGAGTGGCGCAGGAGTAAACACAACATTTTAGAAAGGAAAGGTGGAAAGTATGACGGACGCTGAGAAGTTGAAAATGGTGAAAGCCATGACCGGCGAGACAGACGAGGACACGCTTTCCACCTATCTCTCGATTGCTGGTGACAAGGTATGCCGCAAGGCATATCCGTATGACCCGGATGCGCGGCTTGTCCCCTACCAGTACGGTTTTGTACAGGTGGAGATTGCTGTGTATCTGCTGAACAAACGGGGTGCCGAAGGCCAAACCGCTCATAGCGAGAATGGCATCTCCCGTTCCTACGAAGACGGGGATGTGCCGCCTACGCTGCTGAGGGACATCGTTCCCTTTGCTTCCGTAATGGGAGGTTGAGCATGAAGACGCTGAACCGCAACAAATCGCCCTTCTGGTATCTGCTGTATGACCGTAAAGTTTCTGCCAAGGATGAGTACGGCAACGAGACTGGTGAGGAAATTGTGTTCTACAAGCCTGCTGTGGCGATGAGCGCTAATATCTCGGCGGCGACCGGCTCCGCTCAGGTGGAGCAGTTCGGTAATTTCGCCGGGTACGACAAGGTGATCGTTACCGATGACCTGAGCTGCCCCATTGACGAGAATACCGTACTGTTCATCGACAAGAAGCCTCAGTATGACGAGAACGGGAAGCCGCTCTACGATTACGTGGTTCGCCGGGTCGCCAAGTCCCTCAACTCCATTTCCTATGCGGTCAGTAAGGTGACGGTATCGTGAGTCAGACAATCAATGTTCCGCTCTCCGGGAGAGGGATTGAGCGGCTGATACAGGAAACCGAAAACTGGAAGAACCGGCTTCAAGAGCGGACTGCGGTCTTTCTCGACCGGGTGGCACAGGAGGGCATGGAGCGAGCTTCTGTCAAGTTCTCGCAGGCCGTTTATGACGGCACGAATGATGTTTCTGTGACGGTAGAATCCCGTGGGAACAATGTTCGAGCGGTGGTGGCGACAGGCGGGGCTACCCTGTTTATCGAGTTCGGTACAGGTGTGACCTACCCGAACAATCACCCGGAAGCGGAAGAACTCGGCATGAAGCGTGGTGAATACGGTCAGGGCCACGGCAAGCAACACTCTTGGGGTTATTACGGCGACCCCGGTACGAACGGTGTACTAAAAGAAAAGAAGAACGGTGGGTTCGTGGTCATCACCCACGGCAACCCCGCCAATATGCCGATGTACGAAACGGTAAAGGAGCTGCAAGACCGGCTCACGGAGATTGCGAAGGAGGTGTTTTCATGATTGATGTGGAGAGTCAAATCTACACGCCGATTGTGGAAGCCCTGAGAGTGCAGTTCCCCGGTATCTTGGTCAATGGCGAGTATGTCAATGCTCCTACCCGTTTCCCCTATGTGAGCTTGGTAGAGCAGGATAACTACACCACGGAAGCTCACATGGATAGCGGAGATACGGAGAGGTTCGCTACGCTGATGTACGAGGTGAATGTCTACTCCGATAAGGCAGGCAGTAAGAAATCTGTTTGCAGAAAGATCATGAGGTTTGTGGACGACCTCATGTACGCCAAGAATTTCAGGCGTATTTCTCTGTCCCCCGTTCCCAATTTGGAGAACGCAACAATCTACCGTCTGGTGGCTCGATACAAAGCCGAAACAGATGGAACTACTCTTTACAGGAGGTAAATGAAAATGGCTATTTCGACCTATAAAACCTTTCTGATGAAGAAAGGTGATACCGGCGATACTTGGAGCAAGCTGATCGACATCAAGGAGTTTCCCGACCTCGGCGGCGAGCCTGAAATGCTGGAAACCACCACTCTGAGTGATGATATGCAGACTTACATCGCTGGTATCCAGTCTCTTGACGGCCTGTCCTTCACCGCAAACTACACGCTGTCTGATTTTCAGGCTCTCAAAGCTCTCGAAGGCAAGAAAGCCAGTTATGCAGTTTGGTTTGGCGGCACGGAGAGCGCCGGTGTGGTCACTCCCGATGGTTCTAACGGCAAGTTTTCCTTTGACGGTGAGCTGTCCGTGTACCCCGTGGGCGGCGGCGTGAATGAAGTGGTGGGCATGAACATCACCATTGCCCCGTCTACCCCCATCGCTTTTTCGGCGACCTGAGATGCCACTAATCGCCATATTGACAAGGAGGATTCGTCATGGCAAAGCAGTTGACCATCAATGACCCTACTACCGGCGTCACCTACACGCTGGAATATACCCGCAAGTCCGTCGAGATGATGGAGAAAAGCGGCTTTGTTGCCGAAGAAGTGGAACGCAAACCGATGACCATGCTCCCGGCACTGTTTGCCGGTGCGTTTCTCGCTCACCATCGCTTTGTGAAGCGTGATGTGATCGACAACATTTATGCTCGCCTGACTCATAAGGACGAGCTGATCTCCGCTCTGGTGGAGATGTATAACGAACCTCTGCTGAGTCTTCTGGACGAGCCGGAGCAGCAGGAGGATAACGAGGGAAACCTGAGCTGGAAAGCCGGTTGGTAAGCGACCGCCTTTCCGATAACGAGGGGGGCGGCGGCGATCAACGCCCAGCCGCCCTTTTTGCTTACACAGGAAAATTCTACGAAGTCTTTCCGTATTACCTCGCCATTGGTATGTCCTATGAACAATTTTGGGAACAGGACTGTGATTTGGTGAAATATTACCGAAAGGCGGCACGAATTAAGCAAGATTTGCAAAATCAAGAGGCGTGGCTTCAAGGTGCGTATGTTTATGAGGCTCTTATTGATGCGTCTCCGGTTTTTCATTCTCTTGCGAAAAAAGGAACGAAACCTGTTCCATATCGTGATAGCCCGTATGAACTGTTCGGGCAGTCGAATACCAAGAAACGAAAAACCATCCAAGAGGAACATGACGAAAAGGCGAAAGCCTACATGGAAGCCTTTATGGTGTCGATCAATAAAAAGTTTCAAGCGAAAGGCGGTGACATGAATGGCTGACAATGTGGAGATTCAGGGGTTGGAGTTTCAGATCGTCAATGACAGTACGCAGGCAGTCGCAGGGCTTCAAAACCTGATTAACACGCTCAATCGTTTGAAAACCGCTACCAACGGCGGCGCAACGGGTCTGAGCAAGACCGCTCAGGGTATTCGGGAGCTTTCCAATTCTCTGAAAGGATTGAACAGCGGTGACGCTTCGCAGAAGATCACCCGGCTTGCCAATGCGCTGACCGCTCTGAGCCGAGTTGGAAATGTGAAGATTTCTTCCTCCATCGCTAACCAGCTAACGGCAATCAACACTGCCATCGCTGGCCTGAAATGGACAGACGGGGACAAAGTGACAACCCTCGTTAATGGTTTGCTCCCCCTCTCCAATATGGGAAAGGCCAATCTAACCTCTTTCACGACTCAACTTTCGAAATTGCCGAAAGTGATTGAAGACTTGGAAGCGGCGGACATTGACAAGTTCACGCGGCAGATGACCTCTCTTGCCGCCGCCATGAAGCCTTTTGCTGATGAAATGCAGAAGGTGTCCAATGGTTTCTCGGCGTTCCCGTCCAAAATCCAAAAGTTGATTACCAGCACGGAGAAATACAACGCTTCGGTTAGTAAGGCGACCTCCACTAGCGGGAAGTTCACGAACGGATTGCAAGCGTTGAACGTTGCTGCTGTCGCAGTCGCTTTCCGTAAAATCGGTCATTTCATTGCACAGGCGGTCACGGAGTCCAACAAGTATCAAGAAGATTTGAACCTGTTCACGGTCGCCTTGGGGCAGTATGCCGCCGAAGCTCAGAACTACGCTGAAAAGGTGTCCGAGGTTTTGGGTATTGACCCAGCGCAGTGGCTTCGCAATCAGGGCGTTTTCAACACACTGCTGACCGGCTTCGGTGACACAGCAGAACGAGCGCAGCTCATGAGCCGAAACCTGACGCAGTTGGGTTATGACTTTTCTTCTTTCTTCAACATTCCCATTGAAGACGCTATGCAGAAGTTACAGTCTGGTATTTCCGGTGAGCTGGAACCTCTGCGGCGCTTGGGCTACGATTTGTCGCAGGCACGATTGGAACAGACCGCTTTGAACCTTGGCATCAAGGAAAGCGTTGCAAACATGACGCAGGCAGAAAAGGCCGAGCTGAGATATTACGCCGTTATGACTCAGGTAACGACCGCTCAAGGCGATATGGCTAGAACACTGCAAGCTCCCGCAAACCAGCTTCGTATCTTGCAGGCGCAAATCACACAGGCATCGCGGGCAATCGGCAATATCTTCATTCCGGCTCTAAATGCCATCCTTCCCTATGCGATTGCCGTAGTTAAAGCTATTCGAGAGATTGCAAACGCTATCGCAAATCTTCTCGGTTTTACTTTGACCGATGTTGATTATTCAAGCGTTGGGAAACTCGCATCCGGCACGGGAGCGGTGGCAGATAATCTCGGAAGTGCTGCCGGGTCAGCTAAAGAGCTGAAGAAATACATCGCCGGATTTGACGAGTTGAATGTGCTTCCCTCGAACAGCAATGCCGGATCGGGTGGAGGCGCTGGCGGCGCTGGCGGGGGTGGATTTGACTTTGATCTCCCCACCTATGACTTTCTCGGCGATGCGGTAGAAACTCGTGTTGATGAGATCAAAGATAAACTAAAACCACTTTTGGTGATCGCTCTGGCAATCGGGGCGGCGTTCGCGGGTTGGAAAATCGGGAAAAAGGTTACTGCCGCAATCGCTATGTTGAAAGCGGGGTTTGCCACGTTTGCTAGTTCGGGCGCAGGCCAAGCGATCCTTTCAAAACTCGCAAGTTGTGTCGCGGGAGTTGCCTTACAATTTAACGCGGCTGGCGGCGGAGTAAAAGGATTTTTATTTGTACTTGGGATGGTTGCTAAGGTCGCTGCTCCCGCTGTTGCAATTTTGGTAGTAGTCATTGCTACTCTCAAGGTTCTTATTGAGAGATGGAACGACATTAAATCGGCAGTGGCAAACACCTTCGGAAAGCTGAAAGTTGGAGAGCGCTTGCAGGCACTCAACGACAAACTGAATCAGCTAGGTGAAAAACTCGGTTGGGTTGACGGCTTTTGGAATGGCCTGAAATCTACTATCGGTAGTCTCATGAATTTCATCGGTGAGGTAGTAATCACAGTTGTCGGAAGTTCTTTAATCGGGCTATTTAACGGTCTGGTTGGTGTGCTGGACGGCGTAGTTACTGCGATGACAGGTGTCGTTGAAATATTCACGGGATTCGCACAATTCTTGAAGGGTGTATTTACTGGTGATTTGGAGTTGGTTAAGAAATCCTTTGCCACTTTCGGTTCCGGTATTTCCAAAATCTTTTCAGGTGTGATTGATGGACTTGTAAATGGATTCACGGGTTGGGTTTCCGGTGTCATCGAGGGAGTCACAAATCTAGGCGGTACTCTTCTTGGAACTCTGATTCCCAACATTGTCAACGGTATTGCTACCTTTTTCAGTAATCTTTGCGCGAACATCGCTCGGTTCTTCACGAATGCTTGGAATTCTATTTGCGCCCTGTGGTCAACCGTAGGTAATTGGTTTAACACCAAAGTAATCACTCCGGTCGATACTTTCTTCTCAACGCTCGGAACTGAAATCGCTGCTTCTTTTACGACCTCATGGACGAAGGTTAAGACTGAGTGGGGCGTTGTGACGGATTGGTTTAAAAGCAAAATCATCACCCCGGTGCAAACAGCATTCGGGTCGATGTGCTCATCGGTCGGTGGATTTTTCGTTTCGCTTTGGGACGGAATCGCGGGCGTATTCGCGGGAGTCGGCGGGTGGTTCCAGTCGAATGTGGTTGACGCTATCAATTCAGCCTTTAGAGCGTTGGTAAATGGCGCGATTAGTTTGCTGGAACGAATGCTAAACGGTATTATCCGGACGCTGAATAACTTCATCGGGAAAATCAATTCAGTGCTGAGTATCGTTGGCGGAGGTATTAGTACCATCTCTTATGTCAGTATCCCAAGATTGGCTAATGGCGGTTTTGTGGATGAAGGGCAGCTCTTTATCGCGCGTGAAGCAGGGGCTGAGATGGTTGGACGCATTGGCGGAAAGACGGCTGTAGCAAACAACGATCAGATTGTCGAATCTGTATCGCAAGGTGTGTACGAGGCAGTGCAGAGAGCAAGCGGTGAAACGAATTCGAGCAGCAGTCGCCCGATCACTGTAATTGTGCAGATGAACGGTAAAGAATTGTTTAGGCAAATGGTTGACGAAAACAATGCCGCCATCCGCGCAACTGGATTTAGCCCCCTGTTGGCATAAGGAGAAATTATGGCAATTCTTACAATCACAAAGGCAGACGGGACTTCTGTCCCTCTGCCTGACCCTGCTCAGTTGTCATGGAGCATCCAAGACATTGACGCTGACGGGACAGGTCGAAATCAGAATGGCGAGCTATTTCGAGATCGAGTTGCAATAAAGAGGAAACTAACTCTCTCGTGGCCTCCAATGACAGCGGCGGATATGTCCACTTTGCTGAGTGCCGTCACGGATACCTTTTTCACGGTTTCATATCCCGATGCGCTGACCGGAGAAACTCGAAGCATGACTGCTTATGTGGGCGACCGGACTGCTCCTATGTATAGTCTCATCAACGGGGTCTATCTGTGGAATAGTCTATCCATGAATTTTATTGAAAGGTGAAGCACCATGTACACTGTGACAGAATCTTTCCATGAAGCGTGTAAATCGCCGGGAAGAAGTATTACTAGTAAAATCATATTTAACGGTGTCAGTGAGCTTGCCGCTTCTGAAATTCAGGAAATTGTTGTTACTGAACAGTGCGGATCATCGGACGGTGTAACGATCGGAGCGTCTTTTTCCTCGCAATGCAAAGTGACGATTTATAAGCAGACTCCCGAGCTCCCCCTAAACGGGGCGTATTTCGCCCCTTCTGTCGGAGTCATTCTCCCCGGAGACGGCGGAACTGTATACGTCCCGAAAGGCGTATTTTACGTTTCCTCTGACGGTGTAGAGAATAGCGGCAACCTGTGTCTAACGATCACCGGTTATGACCGTATGGCGGCACTGACTGACGAATATACCCCCACCATCAATTTTCCGGCCACTCCGAACGCGATGCTGACCGATATCTGTCTACAGGCAAACATCACTGCTCCGGAAGTTGCTTTCCCGGAGATGGTAATTTCCAATTCTTATTCGGGTACAATCCGTCAGCAATTAGGATGGTTGGCAGGGCTAATTGGTGCGAATGCGAAATTTGACGCGACAGGTCAGTTGGTTTTTCGCAAATATTCCGAGGGTATTACCATAGGGCCTGACGCACAATATCAGAATGGTTTAAAAAAGACAGCCGCCGATCGTTTCACAATTCAGGCGCTTGTCACCGGCACGGAAGATAATCCGATTACTGTCGGGACGGGAACTAGCATTTCGGCAACAAATCCATATATAACGGAAGCGGTTGCCGCCTCGGTACTTGAACAGATAAAAAGTCTGACTCTGATGCCGCTGGAAGTAAAGTGGCGTGGAGATCCGTCCGTTGAAGCCGGTGACATTATACACGTTATCGACAGTACAGACCTTGACGGAGGCGGTCTGCCCGTTTTGGTGATGTCGCAGGAGTTGCGAGTTAAAGGCGGCATGAGTGCTACCACTATTTGTTACGGCTCGCCAGACTCAAACTATACTGTCGAGAACCCCATCATCCAAAAAGTTAAACGCGAGTATGCGGGGCTTGCAAAAGCAATGCAGGACGCGACCGAGCGCATCATTGGTGCAAAGGGCGGATATTGGGAAGTCCTCTATGATGAAAGCGGATATCCTACTGGATGGATGGTACGTGATACCCCAACGGTTGAGAATAATACCCGCCTGTGGCTGATGAATATCAACGGGCTTGGATACTCCAAAGACGGAGGGAAGACGATTAGCGGCGTAGCGTTGACGATGGACGGGCAAATCAATGCAAATGCTATTACCACCGGCCAAATGTCGGCAGAGCGCGTTACTGTGAACGGGCAAACTCTCTCCGATTTTATTGATATCGGGATGGATGATGACGGGCATCCGGTTTTGAGAATCGGCTCATCGGTATCTGAAATTACGCTCAAGGAATACAACGACAAAATTGGCTTCTATGACGCGAACGGAATGCTCTTAGCATACTGGAATAATAACAGTTTCGAACTGGTAGAGTTGTCGAGATTCAGGCTTGGCCCGATGAGTATCGTTGTGCAGCCGAACCAATCTGTTAGTTTTGTGGGGGTGAGTTGATGGCGGTTTATCAAAGCCTAACACTATCTCAAATCAGCCAAAATATTCAGAATAATACGTCTCAGGTAAGAATCTTGTGGGAATCTACGCAGACTGGTGCAAGCCACAATGATAATTCCAGAACCGCGTATTACGACGTATCTGTTAACGGTGGCGAAGTAACACAATACAGCGTCACCTACACCCTACCTGCAAATTCAACTAAAACGATTCTCGATACGATAATTACTGTACCGCACAATAATGACGGTACAGGCACGGTTAGAGTCAGAACGTGGATGGATACCAGAATCAGCGCGGGCGTAGTTGAAAAATCTCAAACGTTGACTCTAAGTACAATTCCTCGTGCAACGACGCCCGTTATAGCCTCTCTGGTAATGGGGCAAGAGGGTACAATTACACTTGATCCCGCGAGTAACGATTTTACTCACACGATTACTTATAATTTCGGAATACAGTACCACGGCACAATTGCGATTAAAACCGCAGAGCGCTCGATCAAATGGACACCCCCAAAGTCACTTGCGAATGTGCTTACCAGTGCGGAAGCCGGTAAGATACATTTTAGATGCACTACGTATAACGGAGATACCTTCATCGGGTCTACTGAGGTGTGGACGGAAATTACTGTTTCTCCCGATACAGTGCCAACCGTGTCTGTTAGTTTGTCGGATGCGGCGGGATATAAAAATACTTATGGTTGGGTTCAAAACAAAAGCCGAGTGAAAGCGAGTATAACTGCGGCTGGCGTGATGGGGAGTAAGATCATCGACACCGTGATGACCGTGAACGGGAAAGTTGTTGACGCTAACGCGGAAAACAATCTGCCCGATAGCGGAAACATCCCCGTAAAGGTTGTCGTGACAGATTCTCGAAAACGTACTGCAACATATAATGCTAATCTTTCCGTAGCCGCGTATACCGCTCCATCTATCAACAATTTGGTTTATACCAGAGGGAGTTATACCAATAATGTCTGGAAAGAAAACATAAGTGGAGCAGACATCAAAGTTACGTTTACATTAACGATGGCTCTGGCGGCTAACAAAGCAGACCTTACGGTGCAAGTTGATGGCGCGATAAACAAAATCGTATCCAACCAAACCTCCGGAACAAAAACCATCTATCTCACCGGCATCGGGACAGATACCACACGAAAATTATCCGTAAGTGCGCTTGATGCGTTGGGCACCAAATCTTCTAAAGAGATCGTTATCGCCACTGTAGAAGTACCTCTCAATATCAATTTTTCGCTGCCGGGAGTGTGTTTCGGAGGCATTGCCGAAAAGGAAAAGATTGTCCAGTCGAAATGGCCGATAGAGGTGGAGGGTAAAGTCAATGCCACAGATTTGCAGATAAATGGGACTTCTGTATCTGATCTGATTGAACAATCTGGTGGGTCTGGAATCATTGTCGATAACGAATTGTCCAGCACGTCAACGAACCCTGTTCAGAACAAGGTCATCAAGGCCGCTCTAGATAATCTGTCGAGCAATGTTGATTTTGTTGAAATAACAGCAGACGAGATGCAAGCCATCTGGGATGCAAATTGAAAGGAGTAACGGTATGAATGACGAAAAGTATGTCGGTGCAATTGCAGCGGCAAAGAATGCGGCGCTTACCAAGACTGCACTGAACGCCAAACTGGACAATACCGGCGGCACGCTGACCGGCGATTTGACCATATCCGGCGCTTGGTTAAATGTTAAGTCAACTGACACGGGCGACGGAAATATATCGGTTGACGGATCTCTGGTTGCCGGGAGAGGCGTCTCCGTGCTCAATGGCGGCAAATCCGTATCGCTGGTATGCACTGGAGACAATGCCGCAAAAATCGCTGGCTCAGGCAACAACTGCGCCCGCCTGGCTGTTGGCACACCAACCAGCGACAACGACGCTACCACAAAAGCGTATGTGGATGGGAAGGCGCACGATTACTACGATGTAGCCGTAACCTCTTCGGCCGACGCGGCGCAGACGATCGACGGCGGTATCATCTCTGTGCGTGGCAGTGCGGACAAGACGGTTGCCGAAATCTCCGCTGCCTACGCCGCTGGCGCGATTGTGCGCTGCATCTATGACGGCAATATCATGCAGCTTGTGCGCGTTGCGGATGGAAGTTATTCGTTTGCGGGGGTAGGCGCGAACTACGGCGTGGCGCGAGATGGAAATATCACGGTCACGATCATGTCTACCACGTCCAGCGGCGACGTGACATGGATTACGTCGGCGGCTGGTGAACTGCCAATACCTGACAGCGGCGGAAGCAAAAACGACTGCGCACTGGTCGTTAAAGACGGCCAGTGGGCGTACAGTGCGGATAAGATGATTCCGGCGACACCAACATCAAACGGCCTTATATCCGCCACCGACAAAGCCAAGCTGGACGGCGTGGAGGACGGCGCGACCAAGACCATCGTCGACGACGCCATGTCTGACACATCTACCAACCCTGTGCAGAACAAGGTGGTCAAGAAGTACATCGACATTCACGGTGTGCCGCCAGTCAATACTCAGAACGATACGATGTTGATTCAGGTCGTGAACGGAGCCTATGCTCTGCGCACAAAAGAATCCATCTTCCCTGTTGATGACGCGCTGGACACCGAGTCTAAAAACGCCGTGGAGAATGGCGTTATTGCGCGCCGTTTTGAGCAGCTGAGTGGGGCTATGCTGCCCGCGACCAGCAAGCGCGATGGCCTTATGACGGCTGCAAACTACATCAAACTGAGCGGCATTGAGACCGGTGCTAACAAGACGGTTGTGGACGCAACGCTTGACGCAGCCAGTACGAACCCTGTCCAGAACAAAGCGGTCAAGGCAGCGCTGGACGAAAAAGCTGGAACGGCAGTAGCTACCACGGCAGCCAATGGCCTTATGTCCGCTACGGATAAGACGAAGCTCGACGGCGTGGAGAAGGGTGCAAACAAGACCACCGTGGATGCAGCGCTGGATGCAGCATCGGAAAACCCCGTACAGAACAAGGCCGTCAAGGCGGCGCTGGACGGCAAGCTGTCAACACTGGGCGGCGAAATTTCGGGCCATCTGGATGTTGGGCAGACAGTCAGCGCCGAGGGGTCTGTATCTACTGGCAGGACGAGCACGGACACAGGCATCCACTTTGAGAAAGCGGGCTCTGACGCTGGACGCATTTCGCACGGCTCAGACCCCATGACTGGTGTAGCGCCGATTGCCCGCCTGAAAGTGGCCGACCCAACCGAGGATGACGACGCGGCTACTAAGGCGTATGTGGATAATAACGCCGCCGGGGGTGGCGCGGTGCGGTACGACGCAGCGCAGACATTGGACGGAGCACAGCAGGGACAGGCGCGCACGAATATCGGTGCTATTGGTCATGACAGCCCGCAGTTTGCTGGCTATTTGTCACTAGCCCCCGCGAACGCGCCTCTTGGAACTGGCGTTGGCCTGTCCCCGACCAGAGATGGCAACAATTATGCGCTTGACATTTCAGACGTTAACGAAGGCAACCCCACCCTGCTCACCGGCGTGAAAACGCCGACCGACGCAGACACCAATGCGGCCGCGACCGTCGAGTATGTGAAGAACAAAGTCTCTGAGGTTGCCGCCAGCGGCGGCGTGAACGTGGATAATGCACTGTCGGCCACGTCTACCAACCCCGTCCAAAACAAGGTCATCACATCTGCGCTGGCCAAGAAAGCCGGTACCGCGGTGGCAACGGAAAGCGCGAACGGTCTGATGTCCAAGGCGGATAAAACCAAGTTGGACGGCATCGCGGCGGGTGCAACAAAGATCACCATTGACAGTGCCATGTCCGGGTCGTCAAACAACCCCGTCGCAAACCACGTCGTCAAGCAGTACGTCGACGACAAGGTAGCTGCTGCTGGTAGCAATATCACCGTGGACTCGACGCTATCTGACACATCTACCAACCCTGTCCAGAACAAGGCCGTCAAGGCGGCGCTGGACGGCAAGCTGCCTACCTCTGGCGGCACGCTGACCGGCAACCTGACTGGCAAGTACATCACGGGCACGTGGCTGCAATCCACTGCCGCTAGCGATCTGGGGCGTACACCGGGCAAGATTGCTGTGTTAGACGACTCTGGATGGGTGTACTACCGCACACCGTCCGAGCTGTTTGCTGATCTTGGGATTACCAACGCAAGCAAATCTTATGTTGATGCTGCAATCGTAGCAGCAAACAACAGCGCGTAC